CCATTATGCAATCTCGCTTCCAAATACATTAAATGATAAGTTGGCACTTGACGCATAAATTCTAATTTTGTCTGTTGCATCCATTGTAAATCCCATTGTAAATGCTTGGAAACCATTGCCAGCGCAAGTGGCATCATAAATAATATAATCTTTGTTAGCTGTTGCAGCACCATTGACACTAATTGATATTCTGAAAGTTGCATCACTTGATGATCGATTGGCAACAGTTATAGTTGAAACAATTGTTTCGGTTGATGCTGGAACTGTGTATAAATCAGTTTCAGTTGTTGCCGCTGGAGCGTTTTGCCCCAGCACTTTATAGATTGCAGTAGCCATTAAGCCCCCATCAGTAAGAAGGCATGGACTATCCTGCCTTTATTGTTTTCAATTTTATAAAGAGATGTATCAATGGCATCGCCCAAATCGCGTATTGCATCTGCGCCATTCTTAACAAAATCGCTGTCATTAGGTTCTGTCCAGCTGTAATTAGGTGATAATGCCATCTTGCTCCTTAATCATAATCAGACCATTGTAGCGTAGGATCGACCGCAGACCATATAAGTGCTGCATCGACATCCTGCCATCTTGTAGGGGTAATGCTAAAAATAGACGAAGTCGAATTGATCTCGATAGTTATAGCTGTTCGGGAAATGTTCCATTGCCAACCCTCCACAAAACCCTCATAGTCTGTGTGGATAAGGGAGTTAGGCAAATTTTCAATCTTGATGGCTTTGCCCATATACATTTGCAATAAAATATCGACATCGGCATTTGTAATGTTTGGGTTTAGCAGCTCTATTTGGAAAGAGTTCAAATTGGTTTCAGGCAATGCTTTTAGAGTAATGTATCGATCTGCTTGATATTGCGCCTCAACCGCCAACTCTAACTCAGTTGCTATGTTGGCTGCAATTTTGCCATAGGTTGCAATAGAGCTAGCAGATGTCGCTGTTTTATTTTGATTGCTTTTGTAGGTTAAAAATATGTCATTGACAACATCTGCACTAGTTTTTTGAGAACTTAATGAATAAGCGTTAATGTAATTTGTAGGTATTGTGTCATAGCCATAAGTTTGCACATCTAAACTTCTATGACTTTCATTAGCATAACCGACTTCACCAGCAGTTGTTTCATAAATATAGCCAAAAGCCATGTCAGCGTATTTGGTTGCTAAAGCATAAGCATTATTTACGCCAGCGGTATATGCTTGAAATTCATAAACACCCGGAGTATCTACAACATCAATTGACACACCAGCATCAGTTAATATATTTAACATTCTGTCATCATCATATTCTTTTGCATAACCTGCGCCACCAATTAAGGTTCTGCTCATTTTAGCCAATGATCCTAAAGCTGTAATTTGAACTAAGCCAACTGTGGCAATTGCACCTGTCGCAGCTATTGATCCAGAAAAATTATTGATTGTGCCAGTAAATAAAGTTCTGCTGACACCGCTTGCATTTTTGCTTGTGATGACAACACTTGAATTTAGATCAAAAGCCCAATTTGTATTTGTGGGATTAAACAAAGATATTTGCGCATAACTAGATCGGGCTTGCTCCCATACATGCTGGCGACCTTGACCAATAGTTACAAAATTGATTGCGTTGTTTGTAAAATCAACACCACCAATTGTTACTGTTGTGTCAGGAGCGTTTAGTGCCAATTTTATCTACCACCAAATGTTGATATTCCAAAATTGTTAAATGTTCCAGATGTAGATGCTTCTGTATTTATTAACGAAGCAATTTGACGAGCTGTGCTAACTGGATCAATTGCTCCATTAACTGTAATATTGATTGGAGCATCGCGACCAGTCTGACTTGTAAAACTGCTTGGTGTGTTAAAACCTGTTGAAGTTGGCGCGGTTGTTGCAATAACACTATTTGCAACTTTTTCTAATCCAATAAATTGATCTAATAATTTATTAAACTGTTTTGTTGCCTGTTTGTTCGTTAATTGATTTGTTTCAATAGCAAAATCTAGTTCCTCAAAACCTATAATTAAACTGTCTAATTCTCTGTTGAGTTTATCTACACTTCCAATTATTGCTCTTTCAGCTGCTGAACTTCCTGCCCCACCACCGCCAGCACTTCCACCACCGCCAGCACTTCCACCACCGCCAGCATTTCCTCCTGCTGCACCACCAAACGGAACGCCTGAGAAACCACCGCCAGCACTTCCGCTACCACCAGCCGCACCAATTTTACCTATTGAGCTGACATTTGATCCAGTAACAAAATTGTAACCTTGTATAACTTTGTTAATTGCATCAATAATAAAATTCACAATTGGTGTGATTGCCCCAACTATGCTGCCAAATACATCAATGATCTTAGCAGTTACCGATGATGCTAATTCAAAGAATTTACCAAAAACAGTTCCAATGATTGGCAAAACATAATTTTGCAATATCTCAACAAATTCCTCAAAATTTTCTTTATTGCGATCAATTGCTCCTTGAACCTTTTCCCAACCCTCTTTAAACTTTTTAACTATTGGTTCGCCATATTCGAATATGTAACCAATCAGTTTTTCAATGATTGGAAGCAGGGCAACTCCAACAGCTTCTTTTGCTTCTTGGAATCCAATTCTTAGACGATCGATTCGGCCTTGAAATGTTTCAGCGTTTTGAGATGCTGCTCCACCATAAAGTTCTGTGAGTTTTTCTGTTTCGCCTTTAAAATCTAATTGTTTTGCTTGTGCAGCTGTAATGCCAATACCTAGTCTTGCTAATTGGGTATCTTGTCCGCTATATGCTTTACTCAATGCTTCGGTTACGCTAGCAAGGTCTTTACCAGTTCCCTTTGAAATATCAATTGCAAGATTTAATAAATCCTGAGATTTTTTAACACTTCCTGTTGCGACACTTAAACGTTGCAATGCAGGTCTTAGTTCATCATCGGAAACTCCAACGGCCAATGATGTGGCCGAGATGTAATCCTCAGTTGCCTTTATTTGGGCATCAGTAGCACCTGTGGCGTTTCTTAGAGCATTGGCTAACCTTAACTGTGCCTGTTCATCCTCTATTGCAGCCTTGACACCATCAATGGCTAATTTGCCAGCATAGGCAACGGCAGCAGCAGCAGCTATTGCAAAAGCAGCACCAGCCTTTTTTCCAAACTCTGAAATCTTGCTTGAGTTGTTTTCAACGGCTTTATCAGCATCGCCTAATTTCTTTTTTAAGTCATCGACATCGGCAAGGATCGAGAGTTTAAGCGTGCGATTACCAGTAGCCATTAGACCCATTCCTTAATAATGCGAGTAAAACTTTCTTCCCATTTGTTAATCAATTCAGGCTGAACTCTGCGAAGGGTTGGATATATAAACCATCCGCGAGATCCACGACCTTGCCTTCCAGAATATGTAGGGAACTGTTTAAATTTATTTGAACCAAACTCAACGCCACCCCATAGGGTTTGCGTAGTAGCACCACCTGAAAACTTTTGTCTTGCGAACCCATAACTGAATTCACCGATCTTACTTGATTTTTTAACGCTAACACCATCAGCAACTCTTTGCGCAACCTTGCCCGATTTTGTTCTTGTTGCAGCTGCACTTTTAATTTCCTCTGATGCAAAATACGCCAGAGCAGCAGATTGACGGCGTGCTTCATCAGTAGCCTGTTCATCCATAAGTTTGAAAGCCTTGTAAATATCGCGCAGGTCTTTTTTATCATAGGCGATTGTTTCACTTGCCATGCCTCTGCTCCAATACTTCTATCGCTGTCAATATGTCGTCTGCATCAACCCATTCACTCATTGGTATTTGTGTAGCTATTGCCAACTCAACCAATAATCTGTTTAGGCTTCCTGCTGGATGGCTTTTGGGTTTGCATCACCAACAATTACATCGCTGATGCTTTCCATCCAAGTTTCAAATGGTTTAACTGGCTTTCCAGCTGCTTCTCGCTTATGGGCGTTATAAGCCAAAAACATTAGATCCCACATTCCAAGTTTTTCTTTTGCTTGGCTTATGGTGTTGCCAGTTGTCTTTTCCCATTTTGCCCACTCAGGCGGTTGTGCAATATAAGTTGCTTGATCGCCTGAGCTGTATTCAATTGTGATTGGTAGTTTCATTTTTTGCTCCCGATTCTATTTTTTAGGTAAATGATTCTGCTGGTGTTCCAATTACTTGGAATGACAAAGAAACTGTTTGTGCATCTGGTGCAGTTCCTCCTGCTGACGGAAAGTTTGGCAGAATTTGGAAAGTAAATGTTGCTCCAGTTGCAGCTGTAAATACTGTGCTGATTCCTGTGTTGGGTGCTGATTCTGCAACGCCCCATAGGATTTCACAAAGAGATCCTGCAACGCCCCAATCTGCAAGCATTTCAACAGCAAAGGTAAAGTTGTCATCAATAACTTTGAATGATTTTCCATCAAGTGTTTCGTATGTAACGCGATTTCTGTCGCCTGTTAATGTCGCGCTTGTTGCTTGTGCATCGAAAGTGTTACCGCCGATTGTGAAGGTAACATCCCGACCCGTGATTACGGTGGTAGGCATTTTCGCTCCTTAGGTTGTTTGTGTGTAGTAGGTTGAAACTCTTATATCAGCGATCAACATTGTTGATGCACCAATAGTAGTAACAGTTGGTCTTTCGACCGATCCGACAATGTATCCGCTTGGAATAACTGCCAGAATGCTCATTATAAGTTGCTCGATATTGTCGAGTGATGCCGGATTGCTATTGTAAGCAACCACAGCTGTAATAGTCATGTTAATTCTGCAACGAACTTGACTTTTACCAATTGTTTCAATTTCTAAATATGGTGAATCTGGAACGCACACCACAGCTGGAGGAATTACGGATTCTGGAACGAATGCGTAAACATTTCCTGCGACACCAGCTAATGCTGTGGCAAGTGGTTGTCTAACAGCACTTAAAATTGTTGATGCGGGCATTTATTGACACATGCTTTCAGTATCAATGTAACTGCCTAATAATCCTACGGTTTTATTAAAAAGCGATCTCCCCATGCGAAACGGAGTTGCTGTAAAATCTACGCCTTCGATTTGTCCGCCTCCGGCAAGTCTTGCTTGAAAGACTTCGACTGAGACTGTGTAAATTGCTGACTGGACTGCTGCGTTTCCAACATAAGTTGTTGCATTTGATAAGGTAGCAGTTCCGGATGGGATGACATTAGCTTCCAATACATTTGCATTTGTGATCGATGCTGTAAAGGTAGTATCTGTAAGATCGTCAGCCAATACTGTGCGAGTTCCGTTGTATGGGCTAAGACATC